CTATTTTATAATCTTTAATGAAATAACCAAAAGTACCACAAACCCAAATATCTTTAGTAACTTCATTAATACCTTCTATAGGTTTATCTTTCATATATTCAGAAATATGTGGTTTTCGATAACTCCAGTCTTTTACTTTACTATAGTTAAAAGCACCACCTGTATAAATGAGACCATCTATATCTTTTATATCTTCTAGAAATTTGTTAATATTACTATAGTCAATTACAGAGTCGTCCTCTAAAATAAAAATATTAGTTAATTTTTCTTTTACTATCTTTTTCAACATGTTGAAATGTCCCTCTGAGCAGCCAATTCTTGGCATTTTAGTTCTTAAATGACACGAAGGCATAAATTTGTAATTTGGTAATTTATCTATTAATTCTAAGTCGGTTTGCCAAAATCCTAACTCTCTGTATATTTTAGGATTACTCCAATCCCACCTTGAACTTCTATTACTTTTTTCAGGACATAGTACAAAAATCTTATAATCCATTTATATTATATTAGATAATTAAAAACATTAAAAACCCAACAACAATTATCGGCACTAAAAAATTAATAGTAAATTTATCTATATACCAACAAACATTCATTATTATTATAATATAAATTATTTAAAATCATAATTGTATTTTACAATAATGATTAAACAAAAAGCAGTTTCTGATTATTTTACCTGTTTAGGTTTTAATAGTAAAATAATAAAAGATTCAATAGAAAATGATAAAGAATCAAAAATCCTATTTATTGAGGGTAAAAAGAAAATACCCAAGTGTAGCCGAATACGACACAGAATAGAATTATTAAAGTTATCTGAATCTGTATATGCTATCTTTGTGGTAAAATTAATTAATAGATTATCTATTATCATTGAAATTAAAACTAAGGCAGTAAAAGACTATTGGTTAAATTGTTTTGAGCCAATAATGGATGAACTAGATAAACTACTCTGGAAACCCCCTTCATGTGGGTGTAGAAATGTTGGTTTTGGTTTTTGTTTTTGTAGAAGTTAGATAAAGACAATATTTTTATTAATATATAGTATGGGTGAGTATCACAAATTATATTATATCAAGAACAAAGAAAGAATAAATAAAAATAATAGAGAATACAATAAAAAAAATAAAGAAAAAATTAGAATTTATTTTAAAAATTATTACCTTAAACAAAAAATATCAAGACGTAAAGCTAAAAATGAGAAATATATAAAATATAAAAAAAATCATCAATCTTATTATAAAAGACATCGAGAAAAATTATTAGAAAAGCAAAAGATATACTATAATTCTCATAAATTGGAAAGAAAAGTCTATGCAGATTTATACTATTTATGTATTAGAAAAAATATCATAAAAAAACCAAAAATAAAAAAACCAAAAATAAAAAAATCAAAATCAATAAAAATACTTCAAAGTTATAATAAGATAGTTAAATCATATAATGAAATAGTTGTAAATTATAATAAAATAGTTAAAAAACCAATCTTTAATATAATAGTCAAAAAACCAAATATAAAAAAAACCTATAAAAATATTGTGTTATCTTTTGATTAAAAATATCTAAATAAATATAAATGATTATTCATCAGATATTTATTGAAATACCTGAAGTAGGTTATAAAGATATTGCTTCAAATTCTATATGGTTAGATGCTATTTATGATAATATAGAAAGAGGTTGGAAAACAAAGATCTGGTATGAAGAGGAAATTGATAAATTAATAGATGAACACTATAAACAGTATAAAGTATTTATGACCATCTTTCCTAATAAGTTTTGGAAAATTGATTTTGTTCGTGCTTTGATTCTACATCACGAAGGTGGTATTTATATGGACTTAGATACTGTATTACTAAATAAACCTAATCTTGATGAAAATATGTTAATAGGTTATTTTACTAAAGAAAATGGAGATGTGATTGGTAATAATGATTTCATTTATTTCAAAAATAGAGATATGTATTTAGAATATGCTGACTGGATGATGTGTAGACAAAGACTGTGTATGCTTCCTTTTAATTTTAGAGCAAGAAGACAACTACACATCGTTGGGAGTAAGTCTCTTGTTTCATTCTCAAAGCACAAGAAAATGTATAGACAATTTACTGGTTACAAGAGGGGAAGTGAAGCAAGTTGGTTGAAATTGTATGATAAGAAATATAAAAAATAGAACTATCACTTTTCCCCGATGTCGGGCATTATTTTCACTTTTCAAAAAGTATTTTTAAATCTGCTCTATAGGAATTTCTTTTTCAAATGTTAATATTTTGCCCGACATCGGGCGTTTTGGAATCTTAATAATTATTATATATATATATTCTAATAAACCTAACCAGAAAAAAATATGATTTAATTTTCATTTCAATAAATTTATTTTAATGATAAATAGAAATACAGACAGTTTACGATTTAGAGCTACTCCTGAAGCTTATGATCAGTGTATGAATTGTTCTAATAATAAAACACTTCCTGAATGGGATAGAAAAATTTGGAGGAAACGAGCAATTATTCTTAGATTATATTTATCTAATTTAATGTCTTTCGATCAATTTATGATTAGAAATGAGATTTTAAATTTTGAAAAGGAGGAGCATATTCCTAATAAATTAAGTAATATTAATAAAAATAATCATAAGAATAGCAGTGCTAATATAAAAAAGAAAGCAGAGATAATAAACAATCTAAGAGATAAACTTGAAAATAAGAAAAAAATATGAATTAAAATTATTTAATTTAAAATTATTCAAATGAGTCTTAAAGTATTAATTTATTCAGTTAACAGACCCTATTATTTACCCTTCTTTGGAGTAATAGGTAAAGATTACCAAAACTTTGCTCCTAAACTAGGTCCTTTATATATGGAAAGACATTTACAAAGAAATGCTAAAATACCAATTTTATATAATAATAATTATCTAATTAAGTTTGGTAATAAATGTTGGTATATTTTAATAGAAAGAATTATTAAATTACAAAGACTTTATCGAGACTATAGAAAAAGAAAACAAAAAGCTATTACTGATGTTTTATCAGACCACAATATTCACTTTAAACTAAATCTATTAAAATATATTTAAAAATATAATTTGTAAATTACAATAGATGTTATACAAAATTATTTTTTTTGAGAATCAAGTTAGACACGCTACTAGTATTCTTCACTGCTGTAAAATTATTAATGAAGAAATTGCTAATAATAATATGATGAGTTACCCTGTTACTAAACATATAGTATCAAACTGGACAAGTAGAAAAGTTCCATTAAAATCAAAGAAAAGATATGACTGGGTAAATATTGAGAAGATTCCTAAAATTTCTCCAAGTATTTCTTAGATGGATCAATTAAACTTTCTAAATTAATATTCTGGGTCACTAAAGAATTAAAATGGAAATATACATTAAGTTTATTAAAAATATGTTTATTGTAATAACTATCTAAAGTAGTTGGTTTCATATTATTTGTTCTAATCATTTTAAATAGACCTTTTGGATTTTTTACTATATACGCATGTGTACACCAGTATTTAATTAATTTAGTATCAATCTTATTCCAACCTAAAACTGGATTAAATTCTTTATTAGATTTTACCTGAGTAAAACCACCCAAAAAAAGTATGTCCCAGTCAGTTGGAACATCTTTCAATACTCTCTCTTGAATTCGACCAGTAGTATAGAAGTCATCCTCTAATATTAATAAGGGTTTAGAAAATTGTGAGAGGGTTTTCATATGACTTAAGAAGCAACCCATTCTACATCTCCATTTTTCAGTATTTAAATCTACTGCATAGGGAGCGTAAAATAAATTATCAGTATATCTAATCATTTGATTTTGTAAATAGTTTAAATCTAGTTCACGACCATCAAACGCGTTTACCCAAGAATTAGGAGTAAAATTAATTAACCTTCTTCTATCTTCACTTTCTTTTAAACTAATAATAGCGATTTCTAAATCTTTAATACGAATATCAGTTTCCATAAAGAAAACACTATTCATTTATTTATACTAAATATTTCTTTTTTAAATAAGTTTGTAAATAACAATAAAAAATTTGCTTTAAACAAACTCAATATATATAATGTAATGCCTTGTAAAGAATTGGAATTTAATAGAATTTTACTTAGTAAATCTGAAAGTAAAGATATAAAAAAAGCTAAAGAGGAATGGTTACCTGTTGTTTGTAAAAATAATTATGATTTGTATGACTATCAATTTGGATATTATCAGCAAAATATATGTCATAATATACCTAGTGATAAATGTAAGTGTGTAATGCCTAATAGAAAAGAAGAAGAAGATATAAAACCTGAACATTGTAGATGGTGTAATTACAGAAACCTAAAACTTGATATAAATAAAAAAACTAAATATAGTTGTATATGTGAAGCTCCTATTTGTTATGTTTATAGAATTAAAAATGTTATTAATGGAAATAAAATACCTTCCCATAGACAAGAATCAGGTATAGGTAGTGATTGTTTAAAAGAGTTCTTACCTGAATGCTATACTGGGTTAAATGATTTTATGAGACATTTAAATGAAGAAGAAACAAAACAGATCATTATAGAAAAAGAAGATATTAAAATAAAAGAATATATAAATAAAAATAAATTAGAAAAAATATGCCCTGTATGTAATAGATTAAACAGGAGAAAAAATCTATTAGAAAATGAGTTTATCAGTTGTAAAAATTGTCCTCCTGTTTGTAGTATTATTGACTGTAAGAATATATCACATAATAAAAATCTATGTAAATTTCATCTTAAAATAAAATAAATTTAAATTTTGTTTTTTTTGATTTAAGAAAAAATATGATTTAAAATTATAATTTGTAAAAAACAATAATGAATATAGTCGATTTTGTAAAGAAGTTTAATTTAGATTACCAACCAGTAGATATTGAAATTATTAAAAATGGTGATATTATTGAAAAGAAAATATACCCTACTTCAGCAGCAAAAACTAATGATTTTCGAAATAAAAAGATTAGTAAAGATGAAATAAATAGAAGAATTGCTGTTTATGAATTTGACCATATTGCTATTCATACTAATCTTAAGGTATGTGTTATTGATGTAGATTTTGAAGACGATAAAGAGTACAGTCAAGAGTCATTAGATTGGGTTGAAGAAATGAAAAAGATTTTACCTTATAAAAAATCTACATCAAAGAAAAGAGGATTACATTTATTCTTTTTAGATGATGGTAATAAATTTAAAAAGGTAATTCAAAAGCATACCCCTTTTAAAGATATAGAAATACTAACTGGACAGTGGTCGTGGGAGTCAGTAGATTCTGAAATTTTAAATGTTGGAGATAGTATTCCACAAATGAAAATTCCTAGTTTTAAAAAATGTAAGGAAGTCACAGAAATTATAGACATTGATATAGTAAAAACTGCGGTTGAAACAGTGAAAGAAGTGGTTGATAAAGTAGACGACCCTATTATTAACTGGATTGAAAATATGTCTGTTAGTAAAGTAGATAAATATCCTGATTGGTGGGATACTCTATGTACTATTAAAAAATACGGTGAACAGTATAAAGAAGCCGCCAGAATACTTAGTAATAAAAGTGAAAACCGTGGTAAATTTGAAGAGACTTGGAATGCTATTAAATGTGGTGGTAATAAAACTAGTTTATTAGATAGTATTGTAAATCCATCTCAGGACTTTTATGATATCTTTGGTAAGAATATTGTAGTAAATTCTTTTGACGGAAAGAAGGAAGTCTATTGTTTTGATAATAAAAGTAAATTATGGAGGAGAGATGATAGTTTATGTTTGATCAAGTATTATATTGGAAAAAAACTAAAAAAGAAATATAAAAAAGATTTAGCAGATGAGACTAATGAAGGTATAGTAAAAGCAAAACTTGGTATTTTAACTAAAAGTATAGATGGTAATGGGTGGCGTAGTGATGTTGCTCAGGTTCTACTGCAAATTGTTATAGGTAGTCAATATGAAAATATTAAATTCGATAATATTGATTATCTTTACCATTTTAAAAATACTACTTTAGACTTAAAAACTTTAACCTTTAGAGAAAGAGTAAAAGAGGATTACTGTACTATGTTTGCTTGTGAATTACAAGATAGAAATGAGGAAAAAGTAAAACTTTGGGATACTATTATTACAAGTATATTTTTAGACCCAGAAGTAAGAAGAACTTACTTAGATGTTATTATTAATAGTTTTTCAGGAAGAGTTCTACAAAAATTTATTATATTAAATGGTAAAGGTAGTAATGGTAAATCTATGTTAAATAATTGTTTTAAGTTTTTACATGGTGATTATTACTATAAAGGTGCTTGTAGTGATTTGTGTCAACCTAGTAAAGGTGGAAGTAATCCATCATTAGCAAATTGTAATAAAAAGCGGTTCTGCGTTTATACAGAACCTAATGAAAAAGAATCATTACAAGTATCTACTTTAAAAGATATTACTGGAGAAGATAGTATTAATGCTAGAAAGAACTTCAGTAATGATACTCATACTAAGATGGGTGGTGTAAAATTATTAGAATGTAATAAGCGATTGAAGTTAGCAGGTGATACAGGATTCTCTCTACAAAGAAGAATAATAGATACTTTATATAATTCCACTTTTAAATCTAAAGATGGTATTACTGAACTTGATGAACCTTACCACTCTATAGATAATCCAGATGGTTATCAACTTGCTAATCCTGAATATGAAACTACTGAATGGCGAGAAGAACATTGTAGTGATTTATTTCATTATTTATATGACTTTATGGTTACTGAGAAAAAACACTATAATAATATGAGTGATTTTATCATATGTGAATCAGTAAAAAAGAGAAGTCAAGCATATGTCCTAGATAATAATGACTTTCTAACTTTAGTTAATAATTATTGTGAACCAAGTAAAAATGAATATGTTTTTGTAAAAGACCTTAAAAATGCTATAGAAGAAGATGCCGATTATTATAGTTTATTAAGTAAGTATGATAAAAAGCAACTTACAGTACAGAAATTAAAGAAACGCCTACAAGATGATGCTCAGTTAGGTAGTTTGTTTAAGGAAAGAACTCAAATTAATAAAAAGGAAGTTTATAATGTATTACTTCACTATAGACTTATCGTAAAAGAAGAAGTTAAAAAAGAATGTGAATTATCTGATAGTGAAAGTGAAAGTGATGAAGATGTTGATTTAGATGAAATTTGTGAAGTTTAATCGAAAGTTAGTGTAATTTCTAATCGAAAGTTAGTGTAATGTTTTTCTTAATTTGAATTCTATCTTTAAAATAACTACCCAACTGAGCATCATCTTGTAGTCTTTTCTTTAATTTTTGAACGGTAAGTTGTTTTTTATCATACTTACTTAATAAACTATAATAATCCGCATCTTCTTCTATAGCATTTTTAAGATCTTTCACAAACACATAATCACCTTTACAAGGTTCACAATAATTATTAACTAAAGTTAGGAAGTCATTATTGTCAAGAACATATGATTGACTTC